GCGTCGAGGACGACGTGGTCCAGCGACTGCTGCATCCAGGCCTGCTGGTTCAGAAAGTCGTCGGCCTGTAACTCCTGGTTATCTCTAAAAATCACCATCTTTTCCACGGCGCGTCTCCTTATCTCGCGAGGTATTTGATCAGCGCAGCGAGAATCGCCGGGTCATCTTTGACGTGACCGAGCGCCGCGTTGCAGTGGTGACAGAGGAGTCCGCGCACTTTACCCGTCAGGTGATCGTGGTCGATGTGCCATGTGAAATCCCCATCTTGTGCAGTCGTCGGCCACGGCGTGTCCAACCGTGGCTTCGCGCCCTTGCCGCTGCGTTTGTTGCCAACCTTGTCAGCTCGGCAGACCGCGCACTTGAAGTCCTGCGCGCGTAACATCTCTTCGAACTGTTCCGGGGTGAGACCGAACCTCCGAAGACGGAAACGCACTTGTGCCATTTGGCGAATCTCGGCATATCGCTCCGGATTGGTGTGCGCCCAGTTCTTGAGGCTTGCGTATGTCTTCGCCCGGTCCTCCTCCGTCATGTATCGCGCGCGGTTGCGCTGGCGTTGCTTCTCCTTCGCGCTCAGGCGATAGCGCCGAGAACCGACGCCGACGTGTTCCTGCAGCGCGTTCTCGTTCACGACGAACATCGCTTCTCCTATCTAGTTCTCGGTCAGCTCGCCGACGTGATGCTGCCCGTCTGGGGCGTGCACGTCGCGAAGCTGGATCACCCGGGTGACTTTGGTGTCGACCAGGACGGTGTCGCGGACGGCCATGCTGGCGCGCACGCCACGGAGCAATCGCGGAATGGCTTCGTTCTGTTTCGGTCGGAAATACCCGCGCAGGTAACGAGTCGTCGAGATGTAGAAGTGCGGCATGTGGGCCGCGATCTTGATCAGCGCCTCTGCCGTGTACTTGTGAATCCCGAAGCGACAAGCCCCCATGTAGTAGCTCGCCGCTCGCTGGTCTGGCGACCTGTCAGCATCGAACAAGTAGTAACGCTCATACATGAACTGCCACGCGTTAGAGCGTGGCAGGTACTTGCCTGTCGGTCGCCCGCCGCGCACGCGCGCGAGCCCGAACTCGGGCGAGCCGACGCTGAAGTCGATGACGCTTATCTGCTGGAGAGGCATGTCAGAACAGGTGGACCAGGACCGGAGCGCCGATCACGGGCGAAGCGGTCGTTAGGTTGACGTGGCGGATCGCGTAACCCGGGCGGGTGAACGCCGGCGAGCCGACGATGATCGCGAACGAGTTGAACTTGTGCGTCTGCTTGAACGCGGGGACGGTAAACGTCGGGCTGCCGGTGGACACGTTCGCCGCCTTGGCCGCGTGCCGCAAGATCGCGTTCGAGAACACTGGCGCGCCCACGGTCACGTTGATCGCAGGCTTCATCACGTAACCGGGCTCGCCGATCCACGGCGTCGGGGCTACGAGGTTGACCGCCTCGATCCCGAAGTGGTGCTGCTTGAGCACGCCGACACCGAGCACGGGCGAGCTGACTTCCAAGTCCTCGCCCGCGAAGCCCTTGAAGATCGCACGCCCGAAGTCTGGCGGGTTGACCGCCAGCGACTGTGCGCGGATGTGGGCGACGAGCCTCGACGGACGGGACAAGTATTCTCCGCGCGCCGCGTACAGCTCGGTCGGTCTCCGTGGGTGCCTGATCGCCACGTACTCCGGCCTGATCTGCAGCAGCTCCTCTTGCGGGAAGATCGTCTGATACTGCGCCTTGCCTTGCGACAGCTCCAGCGGACCGCTTCGACCTATGCTGATCGTTCGGAGCGGGAGCTGCACGCCGAGGAAGATGCCGTACTTTCCCGCGCCGTGCAGATGCTTTCCGATCTCGCCGATGAAGTAGTTCGGCCGCGTCTCCAGCGGCAGGATCACGGTCTCGTCGTAAACGGAAACACCCGGCGTGTAGCCCCAGCCCGCGTTCTCTCCAGTGTAGACGTGCTCGATCTTGCGAATCGTCAGAGTCGTTTCGACTCCGGTGCGCGGCTCGTACAGCGTCGCCGTGCGCGTGTACTTGCCACCGGCATCTTGAACGGTCGGATAAAGCTTCCAGCGCGGGCCCAGAAACGAACCGTTTTTCTGGAACACGCGGTTGAGCCCGGTGCCGTCGTGGTGCTCGCCGACGAAGCACAGCCACGGCAGTTGCTCGCGCTGGACGAACGGGTAGATGCGGAGCTGCGGAAACCTTGCGACGTAGGCTGCGCGCTCTTCTGGCGTCTGCTTCTTGGTGCCGTACGCGCGCGCGGGCGGAACGATGCAGCGCTTCACGTAACCGCCGACCGCCGCGACGAACTCGTCGAGACCGGCGCGCTTGCCACGGATCGACTTTAGGTACCACTGCCTACTGACCCAACTGCGCCGGAAGGTTTCGTCCCACCAGTTTTCCCACAAGTTGACGCCTTGGGCCCAGGCGAGGAACGGAAGATGCTCGTAGGCGACTTGCCACGGATTCCAAACGTCAATGATGCTTTCCGCGTAAATGTCCATCAGCCGTTCGGCGTCGGTGTCGGCTGCGGCTCTCTCGAACCCGGTTGAACTCCGGTACAGCGTCTGCGCACCGGGCTGCGGTATCCGCTCGGCTGGCGGTATCTCGAACGGATCAACATAATCGTTTTGAACAGGGTATAGCTCGGCCATTTCGTCCGACTTCCTGTGGTTGCCGAGACTATGCTAGGCTTCGAGTGCCCGGCAAAATCCGGGCATTAGGCACGGTAAGGCAGGCATGGCGAGGCATGACTAGTCGCGGCGAGCTGCGGCATGGTTATGGCGAGGCCACGCAAGGGCGGGGTGGTTGCCATCTGTGAAGATCGTAACCATCCCGCATTTATTTGTGCAGCGGTGCACCGAACGTCTGCCAGCCCAATAACAGGAACAGGATGAACAAGAGCAGCGAGCTGACCACCGTGCCGTATGGACCCGCGCTGTAGAAGTGCACGAACAGTCCGAACGCGAACCAGATCAACATTAGAATCCAGAACGCGAGACCGAGCGTCATTGTCAGCCTCCTCTGTCACGAAGGATCGTTCCGATGAAAGACACCATGGGTCGCACTCCCTCGTCGTGCGGTTGCCGCCTCTGTCGCCCGCCCAGGAGCACCCACTTCATGCCCCTGAATCAAGCGCCGCCGCGCTTCACGCAGACCCACTTGTCGGCACCGAGCACGCTCACCTCGTCGTCGGGACAGCGCTTGCCCTGGTCGAGAAACAGCATGAACGCCAACGTGACCAGAACCGCGATCACCAATCCTATCGCTACGCGGAGCGTGGCGCTCACTCTCCCACGCCCGTCCAGGTGAGGTCGATTCCCTTGACCTCCACGACGCCGTCGAGGCCGACGATCACGTCGCCTTGAGGCTGCCGAATGATCCGGTTGTACACGCCGCCAGCGTCCGTTAGCACGCCGTCTATCGCCATGATCGTGTGGTCGTAGCCCAACCACCTCTGCTTCTCCAGCAGCTGCATGAGCCCTGCCCCGACGTTGGTCAGCACCCCTGCCAGATCGTAACCTGGAAAAGTTTTCAGGCTGATGTCGTAGCGGGTCTGGTAAATCTTCGGCCGCGCGATGACGATCTCGTCGGTCAAGCCTTTGCGCGTGTTTTCGCTGATGTATTTGTACGTTTCAAGAATCTGATCGTTGCTCGGGATCGGCGGCGGTCCGGGACTCGTCTCGAACGAGACCTTGAGCGGGTCGATCAGGCCGGTCCTGATCTGCTGCTGCACGATGGCCATGACCTGCTGCTCGGACAGCGCGAGCGTCGGCTTGTCGACGAGGATCGGGATCGTGACGACTCCGGTGCCCCTCGTCGTGAACGCCGCCGCGTCCCGCAGCACGTTCGCCCCGAGCGCGGACAGCGCGTAAAACGCGTACGATTCCGTGGTGCCGTGCGGCCCCAGGATGTTCGGAGAAAGCCAGATGCGGCGGCGGTAGTTGTCGTCGCTCTCGCCCTCGATGCGCGGCACGCCGCCCGGATAGCGCGATCCTATCGCGTCGAGGTTGGTGCCGAACGCGAACGCGAGCATGACGGCGCGCGCTGCTTGATTCACCCGGTCGCGCAGCATCAGCTC